GTTCTCCACCATTCTGGACAATCATCGGCAAATGCGCAATTGACCACATGGGTAATGTTGTACTTGGCTGTAAAAAAGGGAGTTAACTGATGACCGGCGCCTAACAGGATGCGAGGGTACACCCATGCAGGTGACTGCATTGTCATAGTACTCATCATCCTAGAAAGCTTGTAATAACGACGTTAACAAAATGTGCGAGAACAACCGATGCGCCACCGATGACGGCTGCACCCTGATAGCTGACTACGCCATTTGAAGTGTAAGCAGAAGGGATGTACTGCAGAAGCAGGTTGCGCGGCGTAGCGAGTGACAGGACAAAGGTAGCCACGAAGAATGCCACGTACAGCTGCAGGTTGCGAAACATGAATGTCATCGCCGGAAGTGACGGCTTGAATGACGGGACAATCGTCGCACTCGGCTGAGGGCTGGTCGACTCTGGATACACAGGAGGGGATGACTGAGGACCCTGCGGACTAGGGAGAAGGGCGTCAAGCGATGTTGCTCCTTCCATTGTTTATGATGAAGACGGGATTTCGCATTGTGCATCTTCCACGCGGTAGCGGTAGCACTTCCCATCAACTTTGACAACGCGATCCATTGTTTCTTTAACGGGTAGTGCTAAGGTCTTCATTACGCCATACTTGCGATGAAAGATCAACACGGCCAATCCAAGTCCAATGATGAATGAAAAGAACGGTGCACCCCGATGTAAAACATTGGTGATGGGGATCATTACTTCTGAGCAGCGAGGAGATTCAACGAATCGGGTTCCGCAGTGCACGGTACTTCGGTTGCCTCAAAGCGAACACATCCAGTGTCTGTGTGAAAGACCTCTGGGCTTCCGGGGCTAGGAAGACCCGCTGTCTTACGAGTCGGTGGGATAAACACCGCGCTAATAATCATTCCAGTCAACAGTCCAGCGACGAGCCACTGTACCTGAATCATTGATTCTTACTCAGAAGAGTTTGGACAAGCGTGAACCAAACCAGAAACTGAACAAAGAAGGAACTGACCGGAGTCAATACCGCGAATGCCGAGAAGATGTACTTCACAATCCACCCACGAATCGGCTCTGCACCACCGAGAAGGATCTGAAAAGGCTTCCCTAGCAGATCTCCATACGTAAAGATGGTGTAGACAAGCACAGCCATAAACTTACCGAGTATGCCGAATTCATCATGCAGACTTCCATCAATTGCGCCCTTCCGAAACGCAAGCTCGAGATACTCCCACTGCTTGAATGCCCAGAGAACAACCAATGCCCATACCAAGACAAGTCCAAATAGGAACTGACCCTTCGCTACGGTTAATCCAACACCCCACAGGATATCTCCTGGCTTCTGGATGAACTTACCGAGTGACGATCGCTCTCCGATATCTACCTTTTCGGTAAGGACATAGCTGGCTGTATGGTACGCTCCAGACTCATCTGTATAGTTGATGGTTAAGCGAGGTACTGCCAGCTTTAAAGATGCATCATCGGCTGCGATCGAGATACGATGATCCTTTCGAAGATCGTCGTCAAGTTTCTGAACTGCAAAGTCAATGGCACCATAGTTGGCACCCTGTTGCCGAGTGACGTAATCGGATACATCGATCTGCTGGCCGCCGACCGTATACTCGGCATTCAATATCAGAATGTCACCCATTGTTAAGAAGCAAACACGAGATTTGCAATCCCGCTCACGATTCGCAGGTAGTTGATAGACTCAACATACACCCTAATGTTGTACGTGTAGGAAAAGATGACATTGTTGTTTGCGATCGTCTGAACGACAGAAAGAAGCTGATCAGGTGGGTAGATCAATGAACCTATCGGATCTGCGGGGGTCGGTGGATTCCTAGCCTGCGGATTTGAAATAACGAGCGGGTTCTGACTCAGTGCAGTTGATTTAAGAATACAGACAACTCGTTGCGTCGCACCGACTGAGGTTGGTAATGGCTGCTGTAGAGAGATGCGAAGCATGATCTTGTTGAACATACTTGCATTCAACGCACCACTTGGCTGATATTGATCATTGTTCAGGGCGAATGAATACATATAGACACCTGGCAGGGTTGATGGCTGTTCACCTGTTGTATGCTTGTACTGTTGAATCAATGAGAAGTACTCTGTCGGTTTCTTCGCAAACCGCTCATTACCATCCATCAAGAGCGTTGCATCCGTAATTACGTGACGGGGAGACACCGAAGAAATCTGGTATTGACCAGATGAATAGAGTAGGTCACCTGTAGTCGCAGTTATATCCGAAAATGGGGCACGATTGGTATTTGCCCAGTTTGTGTAATTATCCCAATCGTTCATTACGACGCGATCAGAACGCTGACCCGAGAACACAATACGCGTGACCATGTTAAACATTGGAATTTCCAGATCAGTATTGGCTCCATATTGTCCCTCCTTTACAGTGTAACGAACCTGTTTCAGCAAAAACGTTTGATCTGCAGTTGCAAGCTGGTTCATCTCCATGTCCGTCAAATAGATGAAGTTGCCTTCCAGATAGGGATTTGCATAAAATGTCAAGACCGATGAACTCGAAGAAAGACCCGTTGTGGTAGGAGGAGACAGGAACAGACCAATTGGATACGTACCCGTTGGCTGAATACGCTGACCATATGATGCATTGGTCGAACCACCTACCGTTGCTGTTGGCTGATTTGTCTGATCACCGGCTGCAATCGTAACCGTTGAGACAACCGTGAATGAAGTCGTAGATGGTACCGTTGCAACAACGTATGAACCAGTGAGAAGAACCGCCGTTCCCGTGAGGCCCTGAAGAGTTACACCGGTACCAACGCTAAATCCGTGAGGAGTAGGGGTTGTCACGATAATAGATGAACCAGATGAAACCATACTACTGATTGAAATGATGACATTTGCCGGGTTGACATCAATCACCGTATACAACTGATTGAGGGGTCGAAGTGTTACGTTAATATACACCTCTGAGTTTTGTAGAGAAACGAGAGGAAGAGCTACACCAGGATTCTCGCAGAACCAGAAGTGAAGTGGGATCACGAGCTGACGCGAACGAATGGACGGTTCGGGAGTGGTCGTAAACGGCATGTTTCCCGGAAGAGACGATGGGCTCACAGCGTGAGGATATTGGTTGCTACGGTCATATGCATTGGCTGGATCATAGACCTCCGGAACATTGCCTACCATCTGGTTCACCACACGTCGCTTTGCTGCATCATGTGTCATATAAGAGTACATCTTGAGCCATTCTCCAGTAAGAGTCTGAATCACAACATTGTTCATCACAATGTCAATGTGGTCAATAAGATTGTAACCGATGTTCTTAATCCATTGGAATTCATATCCAACCGCACTACAGTTCGGATCATAGCCGGCTGGCGGTGCAGACACACGCACCATAGGTGACCAAATATCGGGAAGCGTGATCATTAAATAGGTATCATGTAGAAGCTGTGCATATCGATCAATCTTACAGCTCAGTGTTCGCGTCTGAGTTGCATTGAAATCTAAATGCGAAGATGAAAAATCCATACGGATCGATTCCATTGCGAAGTTCGTATACCTACGATAGACAGACCTGAAATGGGTCATCGATGGATTTCCATTGATAAGCTGATTTTGAGCCCCGACTTGGGACAATTGTATCAAGCCACCAGGCATTTGTATCTACACACGCTGATTGTTTAGACTAAAGAACCCGCCAATGGAGTTGCACCCTGTGCGACAATGCAGCAGCTATTGACAGTGGGGCGAATGCCAGGTGTCTTCCACTGCGACTGAGGAATCAGTCCAGGTGTGCTACCCGGTGCAAGACTGATCGTCTGAGGATAGAAGACCTTGTCATACTGCGTTGCCTTGTTGGCAATGACAGAAGTCACAACGTAGTTGTACTTGCGCTGAAGCGCTGGGGGGTTCTGAGTAAAGGTAGCAGCTACAATACGGCGCTTCTGCGCGGTCAGATAGTCTTGCGCGGAGTTGACCTGCATTCTATTTATACAGAGCGGAGAGAATACAGTAAAATGAGGTTCGTTCTTGTTAGCACTCACGTTGATCAGACGACTGGGTATTCGAAGGTTGTCTCAAATCTCCTCGCACAGGTCGCAACTCTTACACCGAAGGTCAAGACATTCCACTTTGGATTTCAGCGCCACCCCGAGCGCAAGAGCATGCGCAAGGTCCCCGATGGCATTGTTGCCTATGACGCGGCTGCTGCTGAGGACCCGAAGGAGGAGGGGTTTGGCTTCAACAAGATTCACGAGTACATTGAGATGGTTGGTCCCGATGTAGTGATGATCTACAATGATCCCATGATCATCGCACGTTTCATCCAGGCGATGAAGTACAAGAAGGGTGAGACTCCGTACAAGCTGTGGCTCTATGTTGACCAGGTGTACAAGGGCATCGCGCAGCCGCTGATGGATGAGCTCAACAAGGCGGCTGATAAGGTGTACTGTTTCACGGATTCATGGGCGAAGACGTTCACTGAGTACGGTAGTTCGCTTGAGCCCGGTATCATTGAGCACGCGATTGACTCTACGGTCTTCTCTCGCCTACCTGCTGCGAGCCGCATTACTCTTCGTAAGAACGTTGGCCTTCCGACAGATGCGATTGTGTTCCTGAACGCGAATCGTAACAGCCAGCGTAAGCGACAGGATCTGACGATTCAGGGATTCGTTGAGTTGCTGCGCCGCCACCCAGATAAGCCGTTGTGGCTTCTCATGGTGACAGGAATTGATCCGCAGAAGGGTGCACATTACGATATTCAGCGCATCTTCCATGCCGAGCTGCTCCGTGCGAATCTTGACCCTGTCGCCTATGGTAAGCGAATGGCGCTGATCGACACAGCTGCCCCGAACACTCTAACTGACGAGGGTATTAATCAGATCTACAACATGACTGATATTGGGATCAATACGTCTGATGGTGAGGGGTTCGGTCTCTGCCAGCTCGAGCACCTCTACACTGGTGCACCGCAGATTGTGACGGATGTCGGTTCGTATCGCACGTTCCTGCCGAGCACTGTTGCTACCTATGTCCGTCCGGGTCCGCTCGTGTATTCGGCTGCAGGTATGTCGCTTGGTCTGTCTGCTCCATCGTTCAATCCCGATGATGTGACCGATGCAATGGAGACAACCCTGTCAAAGTACACGACGATGCGCGCGGCGATCGAGGATGTCAAGTTCAAGACCTGGTCCGAAGTGTGCTCTTCTTGGCTCGACGACTTGCGTGCAGCGGCTACGCCAACCAGTACTTAACTTGAGTATCGGATATCTTCGTCCCGATACGCAATAATCGCTGGTTATCTTCGAAGGCCTGACCGTCAAAAATCTCCTTCGTAACCGTGTCCATAAAATACACGATTCCTTTGATCTTCATCTTCTGCAGGGTTCGCTTCTTACGCGTCATGTTACGCAGATAGGTCTCATCAAGGTCGTCCGTCTTGCTAGACGGCTTGAACGCAAGATCCTCTCCACTTGCAGTCGTATCGAACCGCATACAGGAGATCTGCGGCTTCTCACGAGAGTGCAGCTTTCGATGGATCTCACAGTCAACAGCGGCCTGTTTCAGCAGTACTGAAATCCTCTGGTTCACCTTGTCCTTTTCATACACCTTCTCATACAGGTACTCATCTGTGGACATGAACGTCTCCGCATATGGTTCACCTTCATACCGCTTCAGCTCAACATCCGACTTTCGAACTGCAACAATGTTAGGTCCCTCTGCACCCTTGCTCTGCGTAGGTGAAATCACAGACAGGTAGAAACTAACGCGAACCGTGCGTTGATCCATCGGCAATGTGGCATGAGAACAGATACGAATTGCACGACCAATGACCTGATCATGGCGGGCAGGAGTCCAGTGCGGCTCCATAATATGGACATGGCGGACATTCGCTAATGTGATACCTTCGGCACCCGAAGAGGTTGCCATCAGCATACAGAGCAGCTTCTTTCCACGCTTCTCAATGCTGGTCTTCAGACTGGAAGGGAAGTTGGACTCGTAACGGGCATTGATGATCTGACGCATCATCTCACGCTGCTCCTCCTTCTCTTCGCCTGAGAAGAAGGCATAGGCTGGCTTGTCCTCCATCTCATCTTCCTGCCACTGTCCATTCTTGTTCGTGATCTTATACGGCTGCCACCCGTTCGCATCGAGGATGGCCGCAAATACACCAAGTCCCTCAAGCTGACGATACTGCGAGTAGATAAACTGGTTAGGCCAAGTATCTCCAGCCTTGCGAGTGGCCTCGATATTGGTCAACATGCGAAGCAGCTTGGGACTATAAACTTCCAATGCCTTTGCAGACAGGTACTTCGCAGGCTGAGCCCGGAGTGCCGCTAGAATCTCTGGCTTGTCAGGTACGTCATCTTCCTTCACAACATCGTCGTATGTCTTTTCAACCTTCTTGGTGATCGCCTTCAGCTCAGGAGGCACTGCGAAGTTACATGCCAACCTGGAGATCACGCGATAGGACCCACCATCATCGTTCATGCTGAGAGACTTCTTCGCATCCATCTTGATCTCCTGAAAGCGGACATCCAGATACTGAACAAACTGCTCAGGACTCATGTTGACCTTTTCAAGCATCTTCTCATCCTCCACGCGTTTCGGAATCAGACGCTCATCTGCACCTTTGAAGTAGGAGACCAGACCCTGAATACGCTTGGAGAACAACAGTGGGTTCTTGATATTGAGACCATCTAGGAACATGTTCGCAAACTCCTCGAACTTGGTGGGCAAACATTCAAGGTTCTCACTCGTGACACGCTCCACAGCAATCTCTGCGCCAACTTCACCTGTGATCTTCTTATCCCACGACTTGACCCAATCCATTGCCAATGGAATGAACGGAATGTCCTTCTTGTATTGCACCGCAATCCGATCACCGGCCTCGTTGTAGACCGAACGGAAATGAGGAGGATTGCGTGTCAAGAGCACAGTCTTCTTGACCGCATTGAACTCGATGGTGTCCACGTCAGGAAGAGCCTTGAATGCCGTCTTCATTTTCTCTTCGTCCCATGAGGTAGCCTTTCCAAAGGGAACGGTGATTCGCTCAATGGGTCCGCGCAGGAGGTTCATTAGGTATGCAATCTCGTTAGGGCGATTGATGACAGGAGTGCCTGACAGACCGACGATCTTGCAATCGGTCGCCTTGTACACTGCATCATAGAGACGACGTGCAATCTCAGATGAGTTAACGATGCGAGAAATCAAGTTGTGAACCTCGTCAATGATGACAACTGTATCGTTGAACGGGTTCTCAACGAATTCACCATCGGGTCCAGGCTTAGGTACATAGGTGTCAATATTCTTCGAGTTCAGACCATTGTAATTGATGAACTTGAATCTCTGAGCAATGATATCCTCCACCTGCGTATTGATCACATCCTGTGCCGTCTTAGGAAGATCCTTGTAGTTCGGATTCTCCCCAGCCACAGTAACATAAAACTTGCCCGTGCGATCAATGAATCCATCAGAGATTCCCAATGCCTTCGCTTCGGCACGGGTCTGGTCGTTGAGAGCCTTCTCACGCCAGTGCTGCTCAAGAACATAGACAGGTGCACCGCACTTGCGCAGTTCAGACTTATAGTTCTCACGCAGGGATGCTGGGGTTAGAATCCAAATGGTCTTGTAGCTCATCAGACTCTGACCAACTGCAATCGATGTACAGGTCTTTCCAGATCCAAGTCCATGATAGAGGAGGATTCCACGATAGGGTGTCTCAATCAACAGGTAGTCGCGAATCAGCTTCTGGTACGGAAATAGTTCACGCGAGTTCGACTGCTTCGTACAGAGATCCACATCCTTATCCTCATCGTCAAGTGGATCACGGTCTTCTTTACGGTATTTCAAGAAGATGCGGGTAATGTAGTCCGCGAACGCTTTGCGGTTCGGTAGGACGAACGCCATTATCTAGTGACGCGCCGAAAATATCACGAGAGTTACCAAAGGATGTCTGAAACAAAGCAGGGCACATTCAAGGGTACATCAGTAACAGTTACGGTGACGGGTAGCAACTGGACCATTACTGGCGAAAACGTCAATGAGTCTGGTGATAGCTTCTTCACTCTCGCAAAGCTGATTGAAGACAAGGATCTCGTCTTACCGTCCGGTGGCCGCCGCACTCGCCGTCGTAAGCATGGGAAATCTCGTCGCTACCGTAAGTAATGGAGCCGCTCACACGCAAAAATCATCGTATCTGGATGGTGTCCATCTATCTGTTTCTCATGGCCGCCTTCCTCTATCTGAAGCCGTCCGTCGCCTTTGGGCGCGAAGGGCGGATCCGTCCGTTTGGCACTGAGGAGCGCGAAGCCACTGTATTTCCCGTCTGGTGGTGGGTCTTTGTGTTGAGTGTTGTTGCATACTGTATGACGGTTTACCTTGCACGTTTTAGGTTTGCGTAATACAATGAGCTGTCCATACAAAAACATCTTTGG